GTATTTCTGGACTGCGCGAATTTCAAAAATTCCAAATCCTGTTCGGCATATGGAGCGGAAACCGTATAAATCCGCGCCACAGTGCCGGAACCTGAGTAGACACCGAATCCTGTGGTGTCGATGTCGTTTCCATAAACGTCTGTGAGTTCAAATGATGTCGCCCCAGCATTAGCCACGACATAAACCTGTCCGTTGACTTCGGTCATGCCCGCAACACCGGCGACATAAACCCAATCCCCGTCGCTGAACGCGCCGACCGAAGCCGTCGTCAGAGTGAACGTGGCCCCGGTTCCCGATCCGGTGCTAGAATCCTGTGCCGCTGGGTTCGACGGAACAACCGAGTAAACGCCTGGGGTGTCAACGGTAACAGCATTTGGCCCCAGGATGGCCTGTTGGAACGTCGCCCCAGTTCCTGCACCGGACGTTGAGCCCTGCGTAAACGTGCCGCCGATGGGGTTGGCGGTGAATACACCTGCATTCGTGATGGCGAACGTATCGACGCCCATGACGATGGAGAGTTGTGCGCCAGCCAATCCGCCACCAGTTACAGGCTCATTGGCAAGCGTCGTTGGGTTGACGGTATAGGAACCAGCAACCGTCAGCGCATCCACGGACGTAATCGCTCCGGCACCGCTGATTGTAACCGTGGCTTGGAACTTAGTCCCCGTTCCAGTGGTGCCGACCACAGTTGCCGTTCCTGGCGTACCACCAGCGCCCGCCGCTGCCACTGTTGGCACCGCCGAAACCTTCGTCGTCGAAACCGTCATAACCGGAGTCGTCGTCGTCGTGCCGCCGGTCAGATTGATCGTATCCGCAGGGACGTAACCGCTTCCCGAAGCGTTGAGCAAGAGGCTGACCAGCTTCGTGTTGGTGACATCAAGAACGGCCTGCGTCAGGTACGTCCCGCCAGCGACGGTAATAAGATCGCCGGGAGCATACGTCGTCACCACCCCCGTAACGATTGGAGACGCCGCAGTGACACCGCTGCCGCTGGACGAAACAACGCCGGGGTCAGCGTTCGTGATCCCTGAAATGCTCAGTGCCGGTTCGGTGACGTATTCACCAGCCGAAATTACCCTCATATAGAGGTTGCCAAACTCCAGAACGAATCCTTCGCTGGCCGAGTATTGAAACGTGATGATCCGAGGCGCATATGCTCGTCCGGTTTGTTTGGAAAACCCGACGAACTTCATACCAGCCCGCGATGACAGGCCGCCCTGATAACGGATGAACATATTACGCGCCGTGGATGCGGCCACGCTCATGCGGGCAAGGTCGGTGCGCCCATAGAGGGTCGGCGATACCTCTCCTAGCGTGAACGCATTTTGTATTTTAGGAACCGACATGAACGCCCCTTAGCGATTAGAATGCCGACGAGTTTCCGCCGCCGCCACCCCATCCTATATTATCCCACGCGCAGGACCAATCCCCCATATTCTGTCCGAACGACCCATAAAAACCAGCCCCACCTGATTTACGCATCTTCATCCAGTCCACGGCTAGATCAGACGAATGCCAGCCCTCTTGGCCGTCAGTGATCCGAGCAGACTTGATCTTCTCCTGAGCGATGGCGATGTTATGTTGGCGCATCGTCATACCCATGCGGGGGTCTTTATCCGACCACAACGGTAGGGCAATCATCGACGCCATGTAAGCCACCATCGCGGCGCGGAACTGAGAGTCCCATTGGTTCGGATAATAGGCCTTGTAGCTGTAAATTCCTATGGCGTCCTTGACGTTGGTGCAGATGATAGTGCGTCCAATCGGTGTGCTTCCCGGCGTTTCGTTCCCGGCCCCGGCTTCGATGAAATTCACGTCACTGGTGACGAGGAACCTAGACGGAATCAAGCGCAACCCGGCATACGGACTCTGCCCCAGATTCGCCATCAATGATGCGCTGCTGTCGTCGGGTACGATGTTGCCCTCTGGAACCGAAGCCGACACATATGGGTTCCAAGGTATGTACCGGATGCGGGCGCAGTCCGTGGGATAGGCGTAGGCGTAAATCCACGGTGCCGGAACGTCGGTCGAAACCAATGGGTCCGTAGTCTGGCCGGTGGCATCACCGATCAGTTGCAGCGGAATCTGTTTGCGGGTCGTGTTCCACGGTGCGGCGCGGAACAATTGATCCAAGCAGGTGTAGTATTGGCGGAGACAGATTTGGGCTTCCTTGGTGCCTGATTCAATATCGTCCAACGTGAAGTTCAAGCCGCACGCATCAATGGCCTCTCCAGCAACGGCTGTCGGGGTGTAATAATCAATGCTCATCAGCCCTGCTCCCCTTGCGCCTCCGCGTTGGCTACGGCCTCATCCTGAGCCGCCGATTGTAGTGCATTCATGCCGACAAGAACAGGCACCAAACGCCGCCCCAAGGCCGCAGCAAGGGCTTCTGTGAAGTCCGGCGGCCATTGCGTCGGGTCCGTCACCTGACCGGCGTAGGTCAGCATGGCATCAGTCACGTTGCAGGCGATGACGCGGCGCGATTTAGTCGTCGTCGTAAACGTCGCGGTATTGAACGTCGCCGCGACACCGGAACCGGAAGTGGAACCCTGAGTGAACGTGGTCGAGGTAGCCGTGAAGACACCAGCATAAACGATGGTTATGGACTGAATGCCCATCGACACGGATAACTGCGCTCCCGATAGAGACGCCCCGGTGACGGGTTCCGCCGTGAGCGTCGTCGGGTTCACGGTATAAACGCCGCCCGTGGCGATGGCGTCAACGGACGAAATCGCGCCGCCACCATCAATCGTAACCGTCGCCGTGAACTTGGTCCCGGTCCCAGTGGTTCCGGTAACGGTCGCGCTCCCCGGTGTGCCGCCTGTTCCTGCCGCAGCGATGGTCGCCGAAACAACTTTCGTCGTCATGGCCTGCAAAACAGGCTGCGCCGTCTGAGTGCCGCCCGTCGGATAGATGAAATCGCCGGGAACATACCCAGACGTTCCGGGGCTGTTGATCGCCAAGGTAGCCAATGTTGAAACTGTATCCATGACGTTGGGAGTCGCATACTGATTCGGCAACGGCGTCATGTTGATGAGAAATCCGGTGGACGGCTTCAAGGTACGAACCTTGAGGCAATCCGTTGGGTATTCATAGGCGTATAGCCACGGCAACGGCGGGTTTGTTGCGGCATCCCATGACGAACCACCGGGCCAGTATCCTCCGACAGGGGCGGAGCGTAGCAACGATGCCACGACGTTTCGCTGGCAGAACTGCCACTCCCCGTCACGCATCAAATCGTCGCGGGTCTGGCCGTAGATGTTCAGCGCGGCCTGAGATGCCTCGGAGCCGTCATAGAGATTCGAGATGCGGAGCCGGTAGCCGATCCGCGTCAATGCCAGATTGATGACATCTGCGGGGTGCTGAATAGTGGTCGCCATATTTTTCAGCCCTCACGAGTTTTCCCGATATTAACAAATCCCATCGCCGAGTCCTGCATCATTTTTGAAGTCTCCGGCGCACCGCCAATAGCCATCGCCAATTCAGACGCCAGCAACCGGACCACGGCTTCACGGAACAGAGCATCCCATGCTTCCGGCCCCGGAGCGTTATTGAACACCGCCTTGGCGCTCTGGACGTTGGTATGGATGACGCGCTGTTGTGTTCCGTTCACAACGGCGTTTGCGGGGTTCCAGTTCGTCGGAGCCGGATTGTTGGGGTCCGACTCACTCGATGGCATGATCTGCCAGACATCGACACCATTCGTCGGATAGACGTATTCGTAAGTCCACGGATATGGTGCAGCATTGGGGCTCAGGGTGAGAGAGACTGTATTCCGTGCAAAATCCCACCCCCACTGCCGCGCCACGGTCTGAACGCATGGCGTATAGAGAGACTGCAACGCCACCCCAGCAGAGGAATCATCAAACGTCGGAGCCTCGCCCGTAACGGCGGGCTGGTTGTCCCCGATCATCTGGATCGCTTGGTTGACGATGGTGTTGCTGGTGATGGTCATCACTCACCTAAATTATTTTTAAACCAGCCGGAGCGACCAGCGCTAATTCTTCTGGTGTTTGTGCTGCGTCAATAGCGGGGTCAATAGTTGCATCGCACAATTCAGTTCGACGGGCAGCAGCTTGTGATTTTTTAACTTCGTCCCCGGTCATTAAACCAACCGTTGCCAATACATCGTTTTTTGCAAATTCAGCAACGCGAACTTTACGGATTAAATTCCGGTGAACCTCCCGCGCAATTGGCATATCAATTGTCGGCAGATTATTCGCGTCTTGACGCCATGCACCGCGATACAAACGATTAGCCGGAAAATCAGCAGTCGAGCAAACGATTACGTTCGTCGCGTCCGATGGAACTACCAGTAACTTAACCCGTTCGATCCAATCTGCATCGGTTTCGTCCTCAAGTTTCCCTTGAATCGCAGGGGTTACAACGGACATACCGCCATCAGGACGGGTGTAAATGATTCTCATCTTATTGATCTCCAAAGAATGCCGCCATGACTAAAGCTTGGTCTGTTGGCGTCGGTACATCGTTCGCCCACAGCATACGGAATGCGCCAACGGCACGGCTCACGACCTGCATACCCTCAGTTGCATGCATGGTGCCCACGGTACGATCTGCATTTGCAACGCAAGCATAAGTGTTAGCTGAAAAATTGGTGCTGAATGTAATGGTATAATCACCCGTTCCTTCATCCGTGATTGATGTGACGCCGTAGCTTTGCTCAATGGCAATCGTTCCGGTGCCATTGAATGAAATCCACACCTTGGGATGGGCGGGATGATTTTTCTGGAGTCCCGGAGTTGTAGCAACCATCGTAGATGTGGCGGTTTCCATTTCAGCTTGGGATGCTGCTGTGACTACCAACGCAGCGCCGCTTGCCAGTATGTAATTTTTAATCCGACAAGTAGTCCCGGTAATCATCTCGACATCAAATGTGTCGCCCGCCGCAGTCGTGATCGTCGCCCCGGTTTGCGTGATGATTAACCCAGCACCAGCAACAATCGTTCCAGCGCCAAGCGCGCGGCATGAATAAGTGACACCAGCAACGCCGTTGAATGTGTCGATGTCAGCGCTTGTATCGCTCAGGGTGTGGTTTAGCGTTGTCGCCAGAACCGTAGTCGTCGCTCTGGTCGTGGCAGTCACGGCCTGATCGACTTGGACCACGTTACCAGCAGCAACGCCGATGTCCCCATCCACAAGGACCGTTGACACATCAACGCCGCTATCGGCTACCGAGTTACCGGTAGTGTTATTAAACGATGGTAGGTTCCCCGATGTAGATGACGCTGGTCCTGAAATTGCATTTGGCGTGTAAGCCATCTCTAAATCTCCAATACGATATGACCGCGTTCGACGATGTTACCAGACATTCCACTGTGTTCCATTCCACGCGAAGTTCAACGCCTGATAATTCAGATTCATCACAATAGTCGCGGCGCCATCCATGTTGTTTCCGTTGCCATTGATGGTTATGTTGTTGCTGGCCGCATCACCCTTACCATCCTTAACCACGGCAAGAAAGTTTGCCGACGGAACTGCTGGCAAATAAATCGTGGTAACGCCTGCGATAGTCTTATTTACGACCAGCATAAAATCTGTGGATAACACCGTATCAGAAGCACCAGCAGTTAGCACCCTAACATCGCCAAGGGCCGCAACTGGTGTACCCCACGTCAGGTTCGCACCAGCACCCTGCGACTGGAGGAATGTGGTTGATGCACCGGGGCCAAGAGCGACCCAAGTCGTCGCATTGCGATAGATGATTGAACCCTGAGTGCTTCCTGCTGCCCTATCAAGCAAAGCCGTCAACGTAGTTCCACTCGGTTCAGCCGATCCAGCCGTGGAATTTGCGATTACAGAACCAGAAGCGATACTGGATAGCGCAAGACTTCCGGCAGAGATGGTGAAATTGGAGTCATAATCCAAGGGGTACAGATCTCCCGGAGCAACCCCGCCAATCGTATTGACATCGATGGCCCCGGTGTTCGCCATTGTGGCGTCCCCGGACATGGCTACATCGGTAGCGACGTTAGACGCATTGCCGACAAGGATATGGGTGTTTGTTAAGGTATCGGAAACGAACCCGCTGATAACCCCCGCAGAACTGATAGACAGCGCCGTGGTGCCGTTTACCGTTATGTCTAAACCCTGTGCCGACCCGGTTCCGCCAACCCCCGTCGAAATCAACGCATTCGCGCCAACATTCGGGTCCATGCAAACCCAATGATAACCAGTGGCGTTCGTCGTCGGCGCATCATACATGCAGAAATTTTCGCCGTTAGGACCAGCACCATCGGCATCATACGGGGCCGTACCAGTTCCGCGCGCCGTGATACCAAGCGTGGACAGATTAACACCTGCCGCACCCCCTCCGGCACCACCGCCATCCGTAACCAACGGCTGTGTCCCACCGGTTTGGTTATATTTCGGCACATGGCCTGTCGTCCAGGTTCCGCCCTGCACGACGGCTTGTTGAGCCATCACAACGGACGGAAAAATCAGCAGCAGGAGTACGAATAGGAACCGCTTCATAATTAGTTTCCCATCATCTTATCGTAAAGAACACGCATCCCCATTGCCGGATCGGCTTCGACCATTTCGTTTTCTTCGTCTTCGGATTCAATGGATAACGCCACGATCTGAATTTCGATACGGCAATCTTGCTTGGCTTCGCCTTCTTGGTTTTCGACTTCGTTGTTAGAAATCGACGTGATCTTGCCCAAGGCATGAAGATGACAGATTCCGCCGACAAACGCATCGGCAGTATCGAGTTTCATTTTTTCAAGTTCTTCCTGCGTCAACGAAATCCGCAGCCCATAGGGGTATCGTGGGCGCATCGGAGCCTCTACGGCACTGGGCTGGGCATCATCGTTATCTTCGGCTGCCTGAGCCATATCTACCATTGCATACATCGTTAAACCTCCATCTCAGGGGCGACGGCTGGCATCTCTGCCGCCATCGCGGTATCAACAGCAGCCGCATCTTCGGCACCAACAGCTTCTTCCGCATCAGCGGTTTCCATGCCATCCAGCATATCGCGGAATGCCTTTTCGTGGCGTGACGCCATGGTTCGGAACTGCTCACGCATGTTGCCGTGGAAATCACGGCGCTCTGCTTCATGAGATTTGTGCAATCCCTTGATGGCTTCCAAGAACTTATCGCTTGATTTTTTGACCTCGGACACGGCCTTCTTCTCACCCTTCGGTTCTGCGGCGGTTTCAGGCGCTGGGGCAGATTCCCGTTTCGGGCTGCTTTCGTTGTCGTACAGCGCCTCTGCGCCTTTTTTGGTGTCGTCGGCCATATCGCGGTCCTTCTTATTTCGGTGAACGAGGGTTGTCGTGCAGAACGCGCTTCTTCGCCCCAAATGCCAGGGCATCGCTAACGGTATCCGCCAGATCACCGGCCTCGCGCCCCTTGAACCCCTGCTTCATAATTGGCTCCAGCGCGGCACCATAAGCCGTATCCTTGCGTTCCTTGTCGATCTTCATTCTTTTCTTCTCACCATTCCGGCGAGCGACACGCTCCGCCATGCTGGCAAGTTCTTCGATCTTGCCCAACTGGTCGCCGGTGAGTTTGATTTTTTTATCGTCAGGCATCTTCGTCGTCCTCGATGATAAGTCAGCTAGGGTTAGATTCGGCATTAGGATCAACCTTACGATATGAAAACTTTCCCTTAATCGTCTCCCGAAACCATTTCCCCGGAGACGGACTCATCAAGCCAACGGAAAAAACATCCTCTGGCACACCGTTGTAGGCATAGACACCACCGCTCTTGAACGCCACGAACATGGTCCGACCATCATGGCCGATGGCATTCAAGTTCTTGGAAATCACGCTGGTCATCTGGGGTATCGTCATTTCGACCTCGGATGATCGTGTAGCAGGCTGCGTTTCCGTTCCGGCAGCTTACCACCTTTGTCGGCAGCCATGAAATCTTTTCCTACCGATTTAGGAATTTTTAGCGTCGATTTCCCACTGGCCGCCGCAGCCATCGCTCGTCTTTGTTTTTCACTGACCGGTGGCATTTTCCGCTTCCGCCCTCTTGATGTTGTAGCGCACATAATCCCTTGCGCCACGCAGGTATGGATCAAATGGGAACCGTCGTACCGCTTCCTCGGCGTCCGCCAAGACTTCGTTCGCTGGCCTCAGTTTCCCCGAATACACTTCGGCCATGAGTAGTTCCGCCGAGATCGACGCCCACGCAAACCACATCCCGGCGGCGCAGCAGATAACCCGCAACCAAGGCCAAGACGAAACCGGCGGCAGGGAAGTGAATCGGGAACGAAACCACAAACTGAACAGATGCCCCACAAAAGACAGACATAATCGCAAGGTCTTGTTCCTTCCGTTTGAATATGGCCCAAGGAATATATAGCACGGCCAGAGCAGGGATGCCAATCTCAGCAAGCATCTGGATCGCGTCAGAATGAACAAACCGTTCTACGGGGAACGCCACTTGTGCCCAGCCGATACCATTTCCAAGCGGGGTCAAGAACATCATGGCAGTAATCCATAACGTCACGCGATGGAATGCTGATACCATCTTTCCGTCACCGATGATAAACACAGCCGTCATAGCAGCCACAGTGATAGCCGCCAGCGCAGCAACCGTGACCCAGCGTGGCAACCGTACCCATGCCACATACAGCAGCCCTGCGGCCACGGTAAGCACCGCTATTCGAGAATGGCAGAGCAGCAATGGAGCCACGCACAACGCAGCGAGTGCCCATTTTTTACGCACCACTGCCCAGACAAATACCAGGGCAGAAAACTCGGAAACTACTTCGGAGTTGAAAAACAGGCCACCAAACCCGCTGCCCTGTGCGATGCGTCCGAACCCTGCATATTCAGCGATTATTAACGCCGATGATGCGGCCAGTCCCACCGCCATACCGGAGAAAATATCATCTAGCGTTTCCATCGATGCAGCCGCGATAAACGGCAACACCAATATCGCGGCCAGCATGAGATCATGGGTTCCGGTGAGCGTATCCGGCGACAACATCAACGAAAACCCTGCACACCCGAACAAAAACAAAAGCGCCCCCCACACGGATGCGGGAAGGCGCTTAGGTTCGATTGCACAAAAAAGAGGCACCAGAACTGCGATAGCCGCCCAACGGGGGACAAAACCTGCCGAAAGGATACCGGGCCAGTAAGCCACGGATACCATAAATCCGATCAGGTAATGCCTCCAGTTGAGCGCCATTGCATATCTGGCCTTACTGAGACCGTTTCCACGTCGCCGAGGACAGGGCATAAACGTAGCAGTTGCGGGCGTTAGCTGCCAACGTGGTAACGCCGTCTGCCAGGGTCTGGCCGGTATTTGCGGCCAGATAAATATACGTCAAAGCAGCCGTCGAGAAAATACAGGCTTCGGTGCCATCGCTCGGATTTGGAGCCAAGGTGATGTACCCATAAGCCAGCGTACCTGCTGGATCGAATGCGGCCAAGGCCACAGCGTTCCCGAAGGTGTAGGTGAACAGGTTTGTTGGAATGGAGGTATAATACCCCTTGGTGGCCGTGATCTGCGCCGGAGAGGCGTAAACAGACTGTGCCGACGGCTGGCCGGAGGGGATGACCTGAATACGGTCGGCGGTCGGGCTGATGGTGGAAACCTGCGGCAACGAAACCTGCGCCATAACGGCACCACCGAAGGCAACGACCATCACCAGAGAAATGGCGAGAATGTGACGTTTGTTCATGGCGTGGACTCCTTAGCCAATGATGAGATAGGTGTAAACGGACGTATCGGATGCGGTGCCCTTGACACCGAAGCCGGTTCCGGCGGTAAGCGATTGAACCGCAGGCAGAGCGCCAACGGTGCCACCAACGGTTTTGAGGCCGATCAGGATCAGAGAATCAGCGGTAACGGCGGTATCGGCAACAGCCAACAAGGTCGCCTCCGTAAGAGTGAAGGTACCACCCTTGGCCGATACAGCGGCAGCCTGGGGGCCTGCGGTCGCAACCAAAAACTGAAATGCGGTCGCAACATTGGAAAGTAGTTTCTGGCCGGACGGAAACATTTTTGGTTCTCCTTAAACGATTAAGTGGCTACCGAGATTTTGTAGCCGTGTGGAACGCCCAGCAACCTTACCGTATTTGCCGGAAGATATTCAGTAGTCGCGGCGGCAGTCGGGTCTGCCCCAACGGAAAAATGACAGGCTCCATCGGCGACAATCGCAATCATCTTGGTCTTGTCATTGAACGCAGACGACTGAGTGGCCGCCCCGATGGTGATCTTCTGGACAGCCAGCGAGGGTGCCGGGGGAACTCCCCCAGCAAAATACGTTCCCCCACCGGAGCCTACGTTTTCATATTCCTCGATGTAGCAGGAGGCCATTTTTTATTACCCGTTCCGAACGATTGGTTCATGTACGTCAAACCGGGAGCCGAACGTCGGCGCCATCGGTGCCGCCACGGTGCCCAGAACATTGATCGGCTTGGAATAGTCAATCGGTTCGACACCGGGGATCATCTTGCGAGGATCAGCGGTGCCGGAATTACCGACCTGTTCAAATTCCACCGGGGCCATACGAAGAACCTTAGACCCGTCCAAAACAAAACTTGGGGCCGTGTTCTTGTTCATGTTGATGCCCAAGAGGCTGCCCATAAACGCGGCATGGATTTTCTTCGCCACGTCGTTGATGGGGTGCATCGCTTCGCTGGGAATACCCGGCCAGTTGATTTCTTGCGGCATCATACGCTCGGTGCGTTTGTCGAAATACTGCGGTTCGATCTTTCGTTCGGCCAAATAAACCTTGGCCTTGAGAGCGTAAACAGGCATTGCGTTCGCATCACCCGCTTCACGGCGTTCGTGCGCTTCGACGATCAGACGGATCATATTTTCCCGCGCGGATTCCATCTGACGCATTTCCTCCGGGGAGAAAACGCGCTTCTGAGATTGCGGGTCCATCATCTTCTTCATGTTCATAACAAGTTCACTAAGAAGATTACCCATGCCGTCATTCGACGACGCCACGGCCTGAGCCGGAGCAGAGATTGCTCCGGGTTCAAGCTGTGCCTTCAACTCCGCGAATAGAGCGTTTACACGCTCGTCAACGCGGGCGTTGATTTCTTGTTCACGACGATCAGATTCTGCATCGACTTGAACGCGAGGTTTCCTACCCATTTCATTGTCCTCCATTTATTCGACTCCTAGTTAAGCAACGCCGGAGAGATTGTAATTCTTCGCGGCTTGGCGACTCGCCCAATCGTCACGTACCGTTGTAACCAACGCCGAGGCGATGGTGCCAGCAGAGAAATTCGTACCCGCCGGAATGGCGAAGTTCAACCGCAGGAAACGCGGACGAAGATTCTCAGGGAACGGCGGCAGGTATGGCAGCCGTGCGACCACGGTATTGGCAGTACCTTGGGCGACAGAGATTTCACCGGACTCGCCGATGGTCTGCCACGTATCGGGATTGCCGGTGCCGTCGTCTGCTGCGCCCTGCAACTGGACGTTCAGCGTCGGGGTGCCGGTGTCAGCCACCAGAGCGGTCCCGATGGTGACGTTCAGTTCGGGACGGATGGAGCCTACGCCCATGCCGTCGGCCTGACCGAAGTTCGTGGTGTTACCGATGATCGGGTTGCCCGTGGTCGTATTCGGGGCCACCACACCGACGCCAAGACCCAAGAAGTCAATGGTGTTGGTGGAGGCGACATCTACGCCCGCAGCGGCGATCAAGGACAGGTTGCCGCCAATTGGAACGAAAGCCAAAAGTGCATCGTTACGCATGTTTTATTTCCTTCTTCTAAAGGCGCGATTAGGAAACCGCAGCTTCGTTGATAAGCAGACGATCCGAAACCTTCACCGGGATACCACGGAACACGTCTTGCGGCTTGCCAGCAGCATCATTCACGGTCAGCAAGACGTTACGGTTACGCATACCTTGGGCGTCCATCCAGAACCGAACGGTACGGTTGCAGTAGAACACCGGGCGCACGCCGGGGGAAGGATCGGTCGGAGCATCGACCTTGCCGAGGCCGGAGATGGTCTGGCCCAGCGTCGGCGGCAGCAACACGGCCTGCGACATCAGCAGGAACAGGTCGGGGCCGCTGG